CAGGTAGTCAAAAAGGGTCAAACCACAAAATGCGGCAGCCGCACCCTCCCGAGAATGTCTTTGCCGAACACCAGCCGGCACGGCCAGCCGCCGTGGCCCGCAATCCGCTTGCTGTCCGCGCCTTTGAACAAGTCGGTCGGCTGCGATCCGCTGCACTTAACCGACAACTGCACCCCGAACTGCGGCTCAACCAACAACCAATCGCCTGGCACCGGAGGCCCGTTGCTGCCCCATTCTGCGGCATACTCAGCCGGAAACGCCTGCGGCCCCACCTTGAGCACACGCACAACCTTGCCTTGCACCGCGTCTTCGCTGCTGTCGCGGCCCACCTGATCGGTGGCGCGCAGCAAGCTGGAACCGGGAATGAACTCGGAAACGGGGCGCACCCAGGCGCCGACAAGGATGTTCTGGCCGACAACCTCAAAGTCGTTCAGGTCGCCAACCACTTTATCCATCTCATGCACCACCGTTTCGATCTGCTCGAACTCGACGATGTGCAGCGATGCGACGTTGGAATTATATAGACTCAACTCAACTCTCCTCTGGATTTGGTCAATTCCGCGAGGAGGCTCAGCACTTCCTCCGCGTGTCTCAGGTAGCCGACCGCCTCACGATACTCGGCGAAGTCCGGCAATCCGTCAGTAACAGCCCGCGTCTTGCGCGCTACAGCCTCCTGCACATCCCTCACAATGCGCGCAGCTAGATCGCTGGCCGAGATATACATCCCTCAAATGCGCTCTACATCGGGAAGGATCGCGCGCAACTGCCCGGCCTTGTCAGGGCACGCCTTGCACAGCAACGCCAACCCCGCCGCAGCGGCTTGCGCTACCGGGATCGGAATGCTTGATGTCGAACGCTCATGCCGAAACACGGCGATAAGCTGCTCGTTCTCCTGATCGTCCAGAACCTGGATCTGCATTAGCAGATGCCCCCGCCTTTTTTCTCGTGCAGCCTGCCTCCGCGCCTCATCGGCGGTTGCCCCGGCGGCGGCATGTTCGGCCGCATCGGCGGGCCGCCTGCACCCGGCGGCATTCCGCCAGGAGCACCACCGGGCGCCGGCATTGGACGTGGGGCGGGCGGCGCACCACCGGGCGGCGCGGCACCCATCGGCGGCCCACCAGCGCCACGCGCAGCGTCGGCACCCATCTTTGCGCCAACCTGCATACCAGCCGCCGCAGCCTGCTTTTTCTCGGCCTCGGCCGCTTGCGGCAGGATGATATTGATGTTGGGACCGTGCTTGCCCTTGCCGGCGGCCTTCTTGCCACCGTCGCCGTGAGCCTTTTCCGGCATCGGTTCGGTCAAAGCACCGCCGCGCGCCCGTTTATCCAGGCGTTTTTCGGCCATCTTGCCTTTAACCTCGCCGCCGCCTTTCAGTTTCAGGTCAGTTGGCTTCTGGCCTTTGTGGTCGTGCTTCTCGTGTTGGTGAACGGCCTTTTTGACCATCCGCTTGTCCTTGGCCTCATCGCTGGCTTCTTCCTGTTTCAGCCTGCCGCCCGAGTTGTAGCCGCTGCGTTTGACCGCAGCATCCGCAATCGCCCGCTCTTTGGTTCTGCACTCATCTACGCTCATGGCCCTGCTCCTGTTCCGCCGCCGATGATTCCAGCGCCACCCAGCGGTTGCGACGCTTTCAATTGATGTTCCCGCTCCGCAATGGACGCCTCATGCGCCATTTTTACCCCGTCAGCGGCGGCCCTGAACTGCTCGGTGCGCTGCTGCGTCTCTGCGATCTTCTGCTTTCCAGCCAACTCCATGGCCTTGGTCTGCGCGGTCAGCGCCGCCGTCTGCCGGTCGTTCTCGCTCTGTGTCACAGCTTCGGCCGCCTTGCGCTGAAGGTCTTGCGCCAAAATCTGGTTTTTCTGCTGCATCGCTTGCGCCATTGCCATCTTTGCCGGGTCAGGTGGGGGACCTACGGGAGGCCCCTGCGGAGCCTGAGCAAACGCCTCATCGGGCACCTCAAACCCAATCGTACGCAGCGCATTTGACGCCACCCATTTTGGATCGAATAGCCCTGGCATTGCCTGTGCCATTTGCACCAGCGCCCAAGCCTGCATGATGCGATGGAGCTGCGAAGGCACGTTTGGGTCGCTCGACGGCACAAGATCAAGGTCCTGAAATTCCTCGGCCTGTTCCCACTGCCGCTTGGCCTTTTTGTTGAACCGGCTCAACACGCTTGGGTCTTCGGCAATCAACTCCCGCAGCAACTCAAGTTCCTCGGCCCGGCTGGCATGCACGCCTTTATGCACCGCCGTCGTGACCTTTGTTGCTTGGTCGATCATGGCAATGACCGTGCCGACCGGCACATCAGCGGTGCCTTCGCCAACCGGCGCGTTCGCCACGCCGGCAAGCTCTTTCAACGCCCCGGTCAATTCGGTCGCAAGTGCCGCGAGGGTCTGATCCGCGCCTTTGTATGGCAGGTTCATAACCGCCGTGCGGATGTCCTTGCCCATCGTGTCGATTTCTTTGCCCTGCCCGGGCTCAACCATGAAATCACTCGTGGTTTGCCGCGACATGCCCTTGGCGATCAAAAACCCAGGAAAGTTTGAAAAACACCCCGCATCAATCAACTGCCGCATGATTGAGGTCAGCATAAGCTGCCCTTGGCCCAACAGATGCGCAAAGCCGAGGTAGTAGAACTTGAGCCCAGGAATCAGCCCGAACATGACAAACCGCTGGCGCGGCTGAAACAACGGATCGCCATCGCGCCAATTACGTCGCACCTCAAGGACGTGTCGGCTGTCCTTGTCGAGCGTCACACGATACGGCAACGGAATGCCGTCAGGCTCTCCATCCTCATCGGTGTGCTCGAAGCCTGGGAGGTCAATTTCCAGGTAGCATTCTTCGATCTCGTGCCGCTGGTCCCCCGGCTCCTGCGGGTTTCGCGTGACGCCTTCCGCCGCTTGCTCGGCCCGCTCGATGTCGGTCGGCATTTCGAACGGGGTGTTGAGCGACACATCGCGCCACCAGCCGCTTTTTTGCATCCGCAGCACGTTCGCCTGCGAATACTTCATGACCTGCGTAACCCGCGCCGCCGTACTCAAGTCCGAAGCGTCCGACGATACGATCAAGTCCTGCGCCTTGACCCACTCGCTGACCGGCCGCCCTTTAAGCGGACACCAAAACACCTTGCGGAACTGCGTGCCAGTCAGGCCCAGCGACAACAGCATCCGCGAGAAATCGCGGTAATACGCGCGATCCGTGACGGTCAGGTAATGGTTGAGGTCCAACTCAAACGCCTGCGCCAACTCAGATCGGCTCGGCACGTCGGGTTGCATCGGCGGCCCGCCGTTATGCCCCATGCCAATTGGGTTCGGCGGCTTGTCGTCACGCACCTTAGCCGGCCCCCCCGCCGGCAAAAACTCGGCCGATGCGTTGGCCCAAAACTTGGTGACACTCTCCATAAGGAGCGGTGCCCAAATGTTGGAAAGCGTGGTGGCGTCGGCGGCGTCGCTACCCATTTCGTCACCGATCTGGATGCCAAGCCACTCAATTGCAGCCGCCGCCGTCTGCTCCCAATCCTTGCGGTCAGCCCGGTCGGCGTCGATGCCTCGCTGTATGTCCATCGCCAGCGTGGCAAGCTGGTGCCCCAGCATATGCTCGGCCAGGTTCTCATCGAAGTCATGGCGCAGGTAGGCTGGCGTCGGGTCTTCCGGTTCCTCGTCCTCACTTTCAGCGCCGTCCACATACACGCTACCATCGGCTTGCACATGCACGTTGGTTGCGTCGGGATCGTTGATGCCCCACCCTGCTGACGACGGCAGGCGCGAATGGTTTGGCGTGTCGTCGTAGATCGTAGTGTCGCTCACGTCACCACTCCACCGCACACGCGCCTGACCCGCCGGCACCGCCGTTGCCTGTGCCAACACCGCCACCACCGCCGGCACCTATCTGCCCGGTGTCATAGGCGGATGTTGAGCTACCGGCGCTAATGCCGGTCGCGCTGGTGCTTGCCGTGTTGGAAACCACCGCAGCACAACCGTTACTCATGAACGCAGAACCGCCGCGCCCCCCCACGCCATAGCCGCCATTGACGGCCAAGCCAGATTCCCCATACCCGCCGCTGGCCGTCAGTTGGCTACCAATGAGCGCGGAGCCAGACACATTGAATGAAGTCCCGGGGGACCCGGCATTTTGATAGATTGTGCTGCCCGAAAACCCAAGTGCCCCACCAATCCCGCCGCCGGCCGACAACGTAATGCCGGTCGAAGCCCACGAGGACGCTGTTCCGCTTCCGCTTGCAGCGCTGCTAATCCCGCCCGCGCCAGGCGCGCCATAGGTCGCGGTCAGAGTTTGACCCGCACTTACCGCAAACACGCCCTCTGCGTATGCACCGCCGCCGCCACCGCCGCCCGCACCCGAACCGCCTGACGTTCCGCCACCGTACCCACCGCCGCCGCCACTTCCCCACGCACTCAATTTAACCGCCCCAACACCGGCCGGAACAACCCACGTCGATGATCCACCAGAAGGCGATTGAAACACCTGCTTGCCGCGCAGCGCTGTGAACGGCACCGTAACATTGGTCCCATCGCACTGGTAAAACACGTAGCTTGTCATCGACGCCGGCAGCGTGAGCGTCGTCCCGCTTCCCGTCGTCAGAATGACCGGGTAAGCGCTGGTATTTTTTGCAAATCCAAACCGCGCCACGCTCGGAATGGTTACGGTCGTGCCGCCAGAGTTGGCCCCGCTAAAAAGCAGCGCAAAAGGCCGCGACTGGTCGGTCGCCCCGTTCGACGCGGTAAGCGTGTAGGTCGAAGCCCCGGCCAGAGCCACCGACGATAAGCCGGTAATCGCCGCTTCGATCAGCGCCATATCCGTGTTGACCAGCACGCCCCACTGGTTTTTGACGGTCGGATCGCCCACGCCAGGCTGTGTCAGACGCAGCGTCGATGTATAGGTCGTAGTCAATCTCTATGCCCTCGCATGTCGCGCGGACGGATACAGTGCGCGCCGTGGTCGTTGATAGGTGTTTTGTTGCCGCCACTCGTCCTCAGCTTCTTCCTCGGTCTGCACCGCCCCCGCATCTCGCAGCCACCGCAAACCTTGCGACACCGTATCAACCAAGTCATCGTGCCCGGCTTTTGGAAACTGCGAAACTTGGTCGATCACCATGTCTGCCCACACCGTCTCAGGCGCCCAAACCTGCCCCGGCGCCATGGTGCCATCCGGCCGCCGCAGCCCTGAGAATAGCGGCTGCACGCTGGTCAAGCGCCCCGTCTTGTCGCCCTGCGGGTTGATGAGGAACGTCCGCCACTTCCGCTTCCCGTTTAGCCTGATGATCTCCTGAGCCACGCTCGGCCCGCACGCCTTGTTCTCGATCAACAAGATGTCGGCTCGGGGATTGGTGCTGCCGTCCTCCATTCGCCCATCCAGCCGACCGCGCCAATCGCCGTTGCACGTTCGCGCCGCAAGCTCAACCAAGTCGTTGAAAAGCAAATGCCCCTGCCAGGCCCACATCAGCATGAATTGCGGCTGCCGCACGTCCGGTAGGGTAAACCGGCCCCACACCGTAATCGCAGACGGATCGTTGGCGGTTCGATCCGTGAACGCACCGTCGAGCGACACAAGCACCAGATCAACCGCCGGCCACGTCGCTTTCTCCCACAAGCGCCAGCTTTCCTCCAAGATAATGCCGCCCCCGCGAGGCGCCGGAATCTGCTGGAACTGCGCCGCCCACGCATACGGGCCGATCTCGGCTTCCTTCTCACGGCACCACTCGTAGGTAAACCGATCTTCCCACAGCGGCAGGTTCACCCGGCTTTCCAACGGCGAGCCAGGTATGACCTCGATCCCCCCGCCCTTCTTGTTCCGCAGCCCGTGCAAAAACTCGCCCGTGTCGTCGTCCAGCCCGCGAGGATCCTGCCAGCCTATTGCGGTCTCACAATGTGCGGTCGGGTCATAAAACATGGGCAGCATCAGGTGGCACCAGCCCTTTTTGGTTGCCAGCAGATGGCCGGACAGGTCGTTTTTTCCAAGCCGCTGCATGACGATCACCTCGGCGCCATGCACCGGATCGTTTCCACGCGTGCTCCAAATCTCGTCGTAGTTGCGGTTGACCGTTTCCCGCGCTGTGTCGCTTTCGACATCGTCGGCCTTGCTGGGATCGTCTATCGTCCGGATTAGGCCGCCTTTACCCATCGACTCAGGCACGCCGGTATTGATCCGGTAGCCACCAGCCGTGGTGTTGAACTGCCGGGCGTTGTCCTGGAACGGGCTGATCCGCACCACATCGCCCCACCGCTCCTGAAACCACTCGGTGCGGATGAACATGCGCAGCTTCACGCCATCCGTCTCGGCTTTGGTCGAGTTGTAGGCCGCACACAAAAACTGCACCGCCGGCCCCACACGCGGGTTGCTCGTGTCCGGTCGCTGTATCCAGGTCCAGGCGTTCCAAAGCAGCAACAGCGTCGTCTTACCGAACCGCGGCGGGATATTGATGATCAGCTTCCTAATTTCGCCCCCCG